GTCATGCTCAGTTGATACCCGCACAGTTGGCAGCGGCCCTTGTCGCGCTCAAACAGAAACTCAAGGCTGACTTCCTCAACGAACACCGTGTAGAGAATCGCGTTGCGCTTGTTCTGGCGATCGGTGCAGCTGGCGCGGTTCGCTTTCTTCCACGCCTTGTTGCGAATGCTTTTCTTGATCCGCTCTTTGTCTTGCCGCGCGTATCGCTTAGCCCGCGCTCTATATTCAAGCGACTGCCAAAGCCCACGCTGGTATTGGCTACGACGCGCCTTCCATTCAGGACCACTGCTGTCCCAGTCCTCTTTAGCCTTCTCTCGCGCGCATGTCATGCACGTGAACGAAGAGACCAACCTTCTGTCGATGTGGCCACCGCGCTTACACGGCTTGCCAGTAAAGTAGTACTTGAGTCCAGCCGCTTTCGCGGCCTTGCGCGTAATCGTTACCATTGCGCTTTTCCTCCTACAGAAAAGCCCCTAGAGGAAAGTGCGTGTCAGCCTGCTAGGAAACAGGTGTTCGGCCGCTAAGCCTAGACACGCACCGTCACTGTACTACGTTCCCAAATAACCAGCCGCTGTGATGTAACGGACAGCGGCAGTCCGGGCGCGAATCCACGTGATCATTCGCTCGGCTCTCAAGCCGACCAAGTTTCTTTGCCACAAACTGATGTACACCGTCGTCGCATCGACCGTATCCGTCGGCGCCGAGTCCATCTGGATCGACGCTTCGCGCGAGACATCGATCCGGACGCCACCTTCATCGGCGAACAGAATCGACGGCGCATGCACGAGCACCACGCGGGTGCTCACGTTGTTGCTGACGATGACCGGCATCCCAAACAGCGTGCCGCCCTGCGCGGTCATGCCAGGAAAGAGCGGCTGTCCGAGGGCGTTCATCGAGATGCTGATGCCCCACGCGTTGGAGTCGTTCATCAGCCACACGCTGCCGTCGAGCGGAATGCCCGCCGCGGTGAACACGGCGACCGAGGCCGCGAGATCCGCCTTCGCAAATGCCGCAGTCACGCCGCCCGCCGCAGCGGTGGACGCGCCGACCGTGATCGCCGCCGGGTTGACGTTCGCCACGGCGGTGACCGCCGGATCGGTGAACTGTGTATCGAGGAACTGCGCCATCCCGTTGATCATTTCCTCGCGCACGAGCGCTTCAGCCGATGGGCTGGACAGCTTGACCAGTTCTTCGGTGAGCACGATGATCCCGGCCGCCTTCGCGAACGGCACCGAGATCGTGGCGAAGTCGGCCTTCGTCACAGGCTTCGGCTTGTTCTGACCGACCCATGAGTAGGTGCCGCCAGTCGTCTGCGAAGGCACGGAGACGTTGAAGGGCACCTGACGCAGGCCGGGGATCTTCCCGAGCAGCGTCCGCGGGCGAAGCAGCTCGAGGTATTCATCGACGAGTGGCTGAGCCACGGCCAACGGGCCGGCCCAGGTCGCATCAGTCGTGCTGCCGGCAGCAATCGCGGCCTTGGTCAGCAGTTCGACTTCGGGGTTGTCTTTGTACGACCGGGCGCGTTCCATCGCCTGGTAGGAGTCACCCTTGCTCGCGGCCAGCGCCATGCACATACGCGTAAACGCAGTGCCTTTGGGCTGCATCGACTTGACCTGAATGACCGGCGTGGCCGTGGTGCCGCCACGGAGATCGGAGGCAGCCACGGACGAAGTGGTGGCCGTGATCGGCGTGGCCTTGGCGACGTTCATCTTCTCGAGATCGCGGAGGTCGACCAGTTCATCGTCGATCGCTTTGATCTCCAGCTTGAGGGTGTTGAATTCCTCTTTCTCGGCGCCGTCCTTGGTGTTGCCTGCGTCTGCAGCCTTCGTCTGGATCTCGTTCACACGCGCCAAATTAGCGGCGCGCTTGGCTTCGAGGCCTGTAATCTGTTCGGGAATGGTCATAGGTCGCGGCGCTTTCTGGAGCCGCACAACGGTGGACGTGCCCGTAGCGCCGGGCGTGTCTGGGCCTGTCGCGGCCAGGTCGAGTGCTTTGATGCTGTGAATGGTGGCGGATGCGTTCGCCGGAATCGTGACTAACGACAATTCCATCACTTCGGTTCGGATGAACCTGAAGCCGCCAGTCTCTTTATTGAAGGATTCTTCGAGCGCGCGGAACCCAACGGACACGCCCGCGATCAAACCGGCTTTGATGCTGGACCACGCCTCATCGACGCGATCGCGCAGCGTGCCTGGTTCCTCTATGGTTGGGAGCGTGGCTTCAAACTCGATCCCGTCCTTCGTCGGCTTCTTGAAGGTCGTCCAGCCAACTGGTTTCTTGGCGTCGTGAAAGAGCAGGAGCGGGAGCGGATTTTTGAAGCTGACCCCGAGCGGTTCAATGACGTCACCGACGCGATCGGGTTCTGGGGTGGTAGCAATTCCTCGAATGACGCGCTTGTCAGCGTCAACGGCAACGGCTTTAACGGTGAGGACGGCATAGGCGCGGGTCATCCCGCAAATGACTTTGCGCCCTTTAGAACTATTTAGCTATTAGACAGATTTATACATTAGGTAGCGTACCAGGCGGCGCGAGGCGGATTTGACTGCCCACCCGCGTCACGCCCGGTTGTCGACCTTCGCGGATACGCCGATAGACGCTGAGCGGGTGCTCGCGAGTGACGGAGGCGTATTCCTTAACGGTCAGCAGCCGCTCGCGCTGGGCTTTCAGCTTGGCCGTCTTCTCTTTGGTCGTCATTTTGAGCCTCCAAGAACCAACATGGTAAAGGCCTGCGGCTTCTCCCCGGCGTTGCGCTCCATCTGGTCGATAGCCATGATCAGACTGACGACTCCGTCGATACGTTCCGTGCTGACCTTCTTCGACGGCTTGAGATTCCCCGTGGCATCCGATTCCACTGACACGTTGCTGATATTCCAGCGCAATACAGGATGTCCGTCGTGCCGTAACGCCTTGGACAGAATCGCCGTCTCCAGCGCCTTCGTCGGCGCACTCAGCGAGTTGAACCCTTGCCGCATCGCCACGCAGGTGAAGCCATCCTGCTCCTGTAACCGTGTCACAAGGTCGGTCGCATTCCACGGGTCGAACGCGATGGCCTTAATCTGAAACTCGGCCGCCCAGTCCTTCAGCGTTTGCCGGATGTATTCGTAGTCGACCACGTTGCCAGGCGTGGCGATGAGGTAGCCGTCTCTGGCCCATTGATCGTAGGGAACGCGATCACGGTTGGCCCGCTCGCGGATGCTCTCTTGCGGGACAAAGAATTGCGCCAGCACGTCGAAGCCGTCATCGTCAGGGAACACGGCTACGAGCGCGGTGAGATCCTTGGTTGACGACAAGTCCATCCCGACGAAGCAGCGGCGGCCTTTGAGACGGCGGCGGTAGTCAGCGCGCGTCAATGTGCGACCCGCCAGGCGCCAGCGGCATGGAAACGAAACCGACGAGACGTGAGAGCGAAGACGTAGGCCGGACCTGACATGAATAGCCGCCCGTTACTGCGCCGGAGACGGACTTGAACCGCATCAGTGTACGGAGGTATCCACGGCCGCGTTAAGGTTACGGATAAGGAAGCGTCCGGTAAGCCGCGCACTACGTCGCGAAGAGTTTTAAGATCCCGCGTGAGTGTTAGTTTCCAACACCGGCAGTTATGCGCCGTCCCGTCGAGTTCAATCACCGTCATGCCGTCACCACGTTGCACGCATCCCACGCCGGCATCTGAATCCACCGCGAGGCCTGCTCCGTCCACTGACAGCCGTAGAGGCGACGAAACGTATTCTCTTGAGCCGGGATCTCTTTGGCTCGAGCACAAGCGATCTGCATCTCTTCGAGACTGCGAAAGTCACCGAGCGCCGGATTGCATTTCCTCCACTCGTGCTCATCAGTCCAATCCGCATCGACCGGCATCTCATAAATAATCGGAAGAAAGGTGGGATCAAGCGACGGATTCTCGCGCACCCGCTTAGCGTGAGAGTACAACTCCCACAGGATGGAGTGTCGATCATAGCCGGCGGTGCTAATCGCTAACGTCAGCGGGGCCTTCCGCGCGCCTTGCGACGTCGTCAGCACATCCCATAATTCGCGATTCGGGGCCGCATGTAATTCGTCGTACACCAAAAACGAACAATTGAACCCGTGTTTTGAGTAGGCTTCCGCGCTGATCGCTCGATAAAAGCCTCCGCTCCGACGATGCACGATTCGCTTTTGGGAATCGACAATCTCGCACTGCGCCTCAAGTTCTGGATCGTTTCTCACCATCTGCGCGGCGACGTGAAATACCAGGGCCGCCTGGTCCTTATCTGCAGCTGCGCTATAGACCTCTGATCCGATTTCATCGTCTCCGAGTAGTCCGTAGAGAGCCACGGCCGCCGCAATTTCGCTCTTCCCGTTCTTGCGAGGCAAAAGCAACAGGCACGTTCGGTATTGACGGAGGCCGTCCTTGCGTGTTTTGAAGAGTTCGCGCACGATCTTCACTTGCCACGGCCGCAGATTAAACGGTTGTTGCGCGAAAGGCCCCTTGGTGTGCGTCAGGTTGTTGATGAAGGCTACCGCCTTGTCTGATCCGAGATTGCGTCTCACGCTGGCACCCATCGCTTTCGATGAACGACCCCGTGAATCGTGGCTGGTGAACAGTGGAACTCGCGCGCGAGATGACTTTGCACGGCACCGGCCTCGTATCGCTCGCGAATCAGCGCGGCCGTTTCCCACGTCAACACGTTTTGCCCGTTCAATTCACCCAGTAACGACCGGCTGATGCGCGCGCGTTGCTCTGGTGTTCGCGTCATGCCGCGGTTACGGGCATGCATCCGCCGCATGTGTTCTTGATGCGCCTGACTCGCCTTTAAGTAATCGCCGACGCGCCGATGAACCTCAGGCGAGTGTGCGCCGCGCCGCTTTGCCGACTCCCGGGCTGGCGACTATCGCACAGCACGTAAATCGTGGCGTGTCGCTCGCTCACTTCAGTATCCCCGCCCATTTACTGACCGGCTCGTCAGCCTTCGACTTCGGCACGCTGATCCGCGCCCGGCTGCTCGGAGTCAGCCCGAAATACTCGTAATACGGCCGCAAGGCGTTCGCTGTCTCACGCTCCAGTCTGAGCACGGCGTCAATCGTGACCGTCAGTGACGACGGATCGTCCTCGTCCTCTCGTTCGAGACTGAATAGCACCCGCCCATCCTTCGCCGCCGAGGTCGCCTGCATGGTCGCTTGGAGTTCGCATAGGGTGGCAAACGGCCGGACATCCGCCAGCGTCAACGTCCGCATCGCCAGGCAGACCGGAGCTAACTCGTCCCAGACCGCCCCGCCAACAGGCGATAAGCCTACAGGCTTCA